CAGCAGGCAACAGCGTCGAAATGTCCAGAGTGAAGAGGTCAATGACCTCCGGCATCTGAGTTTTGAACGTCTCAGCGACTGGTGGTGATTGCGTCATACGAACACCCGCTCCAGTTCAAACGAGATCGTCATGAAGGATGCACTGACTGGTGTCATCGTCCAGCCGTCACGCACCACATAATCACGGGGCGAAAGCGTCAATGTCACTTCAACCACCGTGTCATTCGCAATATCCACCGAGGTCAGCAGACCAGTGTCAAGGTTGGCGGTGTAGTTCGTCGGGCGCGTGTAGCCGTCAAGCGCCAGGGTGCTGATGTCCGTGTAGCCCAGATCCAGAACGCCGCTTTCAAACGGGCGGGAAAACGTTTTGGTAGACATTGGAGCGGTCCATTCCACTGCCGAACCGCGCAATGTCAGCAAGTAGCTTTCAATCGAATACGCATCGGCGTAAGGCATTGGCGAGGTAAGACATTGCCAAACTTCGCGGTCCGTATTAAGTCCGTCAGTCAACAACTGGCTGTAACCATCGCCAAATGTTGCCTGCTGACGGCGTTGGCTGCGTTTCACCACCGGGGTGGCGTGAGCCAACGGGATGTCGTCAAATGCGATGTAAGCCATTAACGCAGGACCCCTCCGCTACGGCGCTCGTTGACCAGGGTTGACATCACGATACCTTGAACTTGGTTGGCTATCTGCTTCTGGGCAGCAGGGCTCAGCTGTTCGCCAGTGTTCTCGACAGTGATGTTGATCGAGCCGACTTGGACGCCGCTCATTGCATTGTTAGGAACAATGTTCCCGTTTGCACCTGGGACAAACATCTCAGGCCCCCTCTCTCCAACTATGTAGGGCGTTCCGGCAGACACCTGGCCGCCCAGTGCCTTGCCAGTGAAATCGCCGGACAGGATCGAAAAGAAGCCTCTCCCCTCTCCGCCACCGAGGAGCTTCAAACCCGTACGGAACAAAGCGCTGCTCAGGGTCCTAAATACGTTTCGCAGTGAATCGTTCCAGCTGTTGGTGCCGTTAATCAAGTTTTCAAACAGACTGGAAACTTGAAGGCCAGCAGTGTTTACAAGATTGTTTATTTGCTCTTGAACAAATTGTTCTTCTCTACGTGCGTTTGTTGCATCGCGTATCGCAGCAATCTTTTTCTGCAGATTAGCTAGTTCTATTTCATCTAACGTTTTACCGTCTCGTTTATACTGCGCAGCAATTTCACGAAGGCGTAATGCATCTTGTTCTTCATCACTGATTGCGTTTACTTTTTGAAGTTCAAAATCTAAACCTTCGAGTGTTTTTGTAAAGCGGTCATTTAGTGCATCCGTTACAATTTTTCTCTGCTGCAAAATGCCTAGAAGCTTTTGGTCAGCATCGACCGTTGCGAGCTGGATGCGTAGAGTTTCCTCAGCTTGGTTTTTGCTTTCAAGACGAGCAGACTTAATTGCGGCCTCACGCTCCAGTAGAACGCCTTCCATTGCAAGCGCATCCATCAAAGTGGTGTTTTCACCTAACTTGGCTTCACCCTGTTTGATGGATAGGGCATACAGCTGTTTCTTGAGCGCCAACTCAATCTGAAGCTGAGCGAGAGTGGTATCTCGTTTGCCGCTCATATCCTTCTCAAGCCCGTATTGAATTTTTAGTAGCTCTGTTTCTTCTTCCAATGCTTTTAGAACTTTTTGGACGTTATCTCGTAAAGTTTTTTCTAGTGCTTCTCCGCGTTGTTTAGCGATGGATTCAGGAGATACCTCTTTGAATTTCTTGATAAAAGCGTCTATGCCCGGTACTTTTAAGCCGATGTCGGGCAGCCCGGGCAATTTTGCTTCTTGAGAAAGTTTTACAAACTCAGCAAGCAGTACAACACCTTGAGTAAGACGACCTGTGATTTCATCCCAGAAAGTGACTTGAGATGCTGTTGCCACTTTGGCTTTGATGCTGTTTTCTACAATTAAATCCATTAAAGATTTTTGAGTAGTTAATGCCCCATTGGCACTCAAATTAAGAGCTAGAGAACGTGCTTCTGCGTTGCCAATCTCTTTTCGCAACGCAAATATCGCACTCAACGCATTTTTCTGATCTACTGCTGCCTTAGCAAGATTTTCAAAAGTAGTTGCATCGCCTACACCGGAAAACAGGGACGTGAGTGCTTCCCGTGTATCACCATCGGTAAATTGCTTAAAGGAGTTAAGTAGCTGTAAAACAGCGTCGTTTTCAAGCCGTAGTGCTGATGCAAGTTCTTTTACATCGCTAGCAGTCGTAGTGCTAGCTACGCCTGTGCTTGAAACGCTGGCGTTTAAGGCAAGTAGGTCGGAATTAAGCTTCTGTGCTTTGTCAATAATGTCGCCGATTGCTGTACCAAGCAGCGAAAGGCCGAATCCGAAAGTGCCTCCTAAAAGTCCGCCGGCTGCACCACCTATTGCACCGCCAACTGCAGCGGCGCCTGTCTGCCCGAATAACAGTGGAAATGCGCCACCAATTAGTGCGTTAGACAATGCACTACGCTGTTTTGTAGATTGCGTTTGCGCTCGTGTACGTTTTTCTTGTATTGCCTGAAGTTTTAATTCAAACTGCAGTTCTCTGTTTGAAATAGAAAAAGCTTCTTTGCGGTCTTTGAGTTCTTGTGCGCGTTGCCGTTGCGATAAACCTTGGATTCCGACGCCTTCCTTCAGTACAGCGGTCCAGTTCTGCATTAACTGAAGATTTTGTTGTGCTTTTTGGCGCTCTTGATCCAATAGACGCAAGCTTTGTTGACGCAGTGCAATACGATTGGCTTCTGCACGCGCCATCGCGCCTAAAGGGCTCTGGGGTCCCTGCATCTCCCCGGATATGCCCGTAAACTGAGCAGAACGCTGGCGTGCAGTGTCAACTGATTGTCGGTTCTCGCGCATCTCTTGAAGACGCGCCTGCATTTGATTTCGGCTGGCAAAAACACCTGCTTTGGCTGCGCGATTTGCGCTCAGCAGGCTGGATTCCCACTGTTTAGTAACTTGTGCAGCTTCTTTAGCTAGACGGTTGTACTCGTCGATCTCGCGGTTGTACTTATCTGCCTCCTCTGTCAAATACGCTTGTTGGCGGCGTTTTGTTTCAAGCGACTTAATTGCTTTAGATTCCTGCAGCTCCGTCTGTGAAATGCCGCGTGCTTGGCGCACCAGATCGTTAATCGCTCGCTGTTCAGCCGCTTGAGCTTTAGTTACAGCAACAAGTTGACTGGCCGCAGTGCGAGCTTCCTCCGTAGTGGAGTGAAACTTGCCGATTTGATGATTTGCATCTTGTAGTTGTTTGTTTAATTGGTTTAATGTTGATCCCTTAATTAAATCCGCAAAAGCTGTTTTAGTGGCGTTTAGTTGAGTGTTTAATCCGGTGACTTTATCAGTGGCGCCGGCTATCGCTTCGGTTACTTGTTTGCCTATAGCTTTATCGACAGCCGCTCCAACACCTACTGCGGCGGAGCTGGCCTTAAGCAGCTGAGGCGCAAAAGCCATCGCCGCAACGGTGGCCATTCCCAAGCTTCCGGGAATATGCCCCACTTGGGTCAGTATCTCGCCGACAAGATGCGGGACACCCCCGAGCGCGGCGTCAAATGCATTACCTACTGCATTTACGGCGCCTTGAAGAGGCCCGAGTTTTGCCGTAGCTGCTTGAAAAGCCGCTGGTAGCTGACCAGCACCAACAACGGCCCCAGCAAACAAGCCGCGCGTAAATATCGACTTGATTTCATTGCCGACTTTCCGGGCTGTACGGCCCAGATTGCGCATCGCCTTTTCAGGCGTTTTGAAGTCAATGCGGCTTGCGGCTTTGGATAAATTGTCAAGCCGTTTTTGAAGCTTTGTTAGCTCAGTCTCGACCTGCTTAGTTTTGGCCCGTACCTGAATATCGACGTTATATTCAGCCACTGGGCTACGGCGGAAGTCTTATGTCCCAGCTTACCTGCTTTGCAAACTACTGGCGCGTGATCGCATCTGAGCGCGATCCATCGCTTTTTCTTCTTCTTCACTACGCAGCTCAAAAAATGCTGCCCACCCTGTGAGTTCCTCTGGCGTCAGTGTTTGACAGAGCTGGGCGACTGTTTGGCCCAGCTCTTTTGCCAAAAAATAGATGAAAAACCAGTCTTTCTCAGCTTTTAAGACTGGCTTTCGCTTCCTCCACCTTGGCGTCTGAGCCGGAAGTCAACATCGCAAGCTGGATGTCCTGCAGAATGCTCGCCTCCACGTCACGGCGGAGGGCGGCACGTT